AGAGAGCACCGCCAATTGTGCAAGTTGCTACATACCCAAGAGATGTTAAGGCATCAGCGCATTTTTCGCCTTCAACCCAAATAATCTTGTCTGAATCCAAAATGTTCGGGATATTGTATAGAGGTCTAGGCTCTGGGATACCTTGGCGACCTTCCATATACTGACGAAACTGCTTTTTAGGCTTACCAGATGCGTCAAGTATCAGTTCTCCTGCAGCATCTTTCTCAAAATATTTACGAACAGACACAATAACGACACCATTTTCGTCGGTATAGTTGTATTCATCTTCAAAATCTGTGCTTGAGTTAATGCTCATGCTCTTTTGTTGCTGTGGAAAACCCTGCTGGGCAGTTGTAACTGCAAAGTTTGACGGATTGTTCGGCTTAACAATGTTTTCTGGTGGTGCAACATAGTCTGGGCTTATGTATTCTTTAAAGTATTCAACGCATTCAGCTAGTGAATAGCCCCGACCTTCTTTAAATATCTTACATATACCACCGACACCTTCACCTGATTCGAAATCTTTCCCGTTCAAGAACCAAGGACTTTGCATATCTATGTTAATAACCATAGACTTTCCTGCCTCACCACGAAGCGATCCAATATAAAACTCTTTGCCCCTTTGAACGCCTTCTGGGTATGTATCTATTAATGTTTGTAGCTGTACGCTACGAGGCACTTCTCTCGAAATACGCTCGGCTACATCTTTAGGTGACTTACCAACGCTCAATATATTCATTGATCTGCCTCCCAACAAGTCTGCCTAAACTCACAAAACTTACAAAGAAAGAAATCTTTGGTGTGAGCAATACGAGGTAGAATGTCACCTGCTTTCGCCGCAGTCAAGATATTCACTGCTTTGTCGCTTGCCTCTTGAGCCAACTTCTTATTGTAAGGTACAAGCTCGTAGTATATTTCAGACGTGTTTTTATTGATAACAGTAAACAAAGCAGGATGCTCATAAAGCTCCATATAAGTCTGGTATAGTGCAAGTTGAGTAGCATACACTGGATTTGCCTTAGCTACACCATGACGAACAAACGCTTTAAATTTATTATCATTTGCTGACTTACATTCCCAAAGAGCAGGGTAGCCCATTTCAACAGGACCATCACAAATTACGCCATCTATATGACCGCGAATCTCTCCATCCGCTATAGAAAACCCAAACTGCTTTCCATCTTTGTGTTCTGTGCGCAAATCAAATCCTGCATCTCGCAACCATTTTGACGCGTAATCTTCTATCTCATGACCGAACTGAAAGATACGCAAAGTTCTTGCGCTAAATGCTTTGTCCGCATCAATCGTGTAGTTTAAATAACGATATTGTATTTTACGCTGACATTCATCACCAATGCTTGACGCACCGATATACTTGCGTCTCTCCCTTTTTTCTTCATTCGCAACAATCGCATCATCTACGACCTTAGTAATACTATCTGCTACAGGATTTTCATTAGAATGGGATTGAAGTAGAAGGCCAAGTGCCTGTTGACTTATAGTAGATTTCTTCGAGTTTCCCAATGTTTATCTCCTTAGTTAGCGGTGTTGATTCCTGTATTGCAAATATTAGTGTTTGTACTTCTTCTTCTGTGAGGTCACAAAACCTCTTATCCCAACCATACTTACCTAATACGAACGCCAACTCTTTCATTGGCGGTAGTGCTGTTGGTGCATTACTTGCTGCTGTCAATGTACTGTCTCCTCATTTAAGTCGAACAAATCTATGACATCATCAATGTCATCAGGATTTATTTCGCTGTTTCTAAACCCAATGTTTATAACTTCTTCACCTTTAACTCTGATACTTGCGGTACCAAACAGGACAATACTCTTGGCCTCTTCAATGTGATCGTTGATTTTTTCATTCGCAGAAGCTTTTATTTCTTCAATATTGCTTGAGTCTTTAACCCAACAAATCATTTCGTATTCACAAGTTTCAACTTTATCGTCTTCTTTTTCAGCAAGCATAAGATACATTTCAAATCTCGGCATCTATTCAGTCCCTGTTAATTTTTTAACTTGTTCTGAAATTATCTTATCAATCTTTTGCTTATTCCAATAGTACCCTAAACAACATCCTGCCTTGTACTTAGTCCAAGAGAAATCAATCGCACTGATTTGTACGCCATTTCTGCGTAAATGCTCTTTCTGTTTGTCAGTAGCTGCTTGGTTTAACCAACGCTTAGTTTTGTTAGCCGCGTTGCTGTCTTCTATCTCACGAAGAAAGTCATCGCCTGCCGCCATCGCTTGTACCTTCTCACCGATAGAAACCACTCTAGGACGCCCATTCTGCGCCTTCACGATAGCTATCCAGTATTCTCCGATATTACCCACCAAAGTAAACCCACTGAAGCCCATAGCCATCATAGCGTTTCCGTTACCAAATGGATCAATCCACATAAACGGAGACAACTTCATCAGGTCATACTCAGTCATAACAAAGCTATCTAATGCTTCTTTAACTTTTTTCTGGAACTCATGCTCACAGATAGGACATATGCGCGTATTTGCAGATACTTCACTTCCGCAATCAGGACATATCTTTGTAGGTGCTTCACCACCTTCAGACTTATGCGCGCCATCTAAGTTAGCTGTTTCGTCCAAACCACCATGTGTAATGATAGATGTTCCAAAATCCATAACAATACAGTCTGTTTTAACAGTATTTGGATATAGTTCTGGATCAAGTATTCTTAGACCCCTACCTATCATTTGAACCATTGTGCCTTTTTGTGAGCATGGCCTAGTTAAGATAACGCAAGATACTGGTGGGGCATCAAACCCTTCTGTCAGCACGGCAACGTTTACGATTACTTGTAAGTCGCCAAACTCTAAATCATGTAGCATCTGTGCGCGTTCGTCTTTGTCTGTCTCTCCAGTAACAAAGTTTGCTTTAACACCAGAGTTTATAAAAGAATCGCAAACGTGTTCGGCATGTGAGACTGTGGAGCAAAACACAACAGTTTTTCTTCCAGATGCTTTTTCTGTCCACTCAGATACAATTCTATCATTAATGACCTGTCGATCCATGATAGCCGCAACTTCTTCCATATCGTATTCTTTGCCGCGCTTAGTGACGTTATCAAGTTGCTCACCAACGCCAAGATCAATCACGAATGATTTAGGACGCACTAAAAATCCTTCACGAATTAAAGTTGCTAATTCAATCTGATGTGCGCAATTATTGAACACAGATCGCAAACCTTTGCCATCGCCCCTGTTAGGTGTTGCTGTAAAGCCCACAATCTCTGCGCTGTCATTATCTTCAAGAACAGCGTTAATAACTTTCATGTAAGTTGGTGCGGCTGCATGGTGTCCTTCATCAACCACAACCATATCAAACATTGGGCGATCTCTAAGGTTTCTGTCCCTAGACATTGTTTGAACCATTGAGAACACGGCTTCGCCATCCCAATGTTTAACTGTGCCATTAACAATGCTTGTGGTAATATACGGATTGACCTTCTCAAATTTCGCTTTGTTTTGCGAAACGAGTTCGTCACGATGCTGTATTACTAAAACTCTTCTGCCTTTTTCATGTCTCTTACCAACCAAAGCAGAAAGCATAATTGTTTTGCCTGCTCCAGTAGGAGCGACGATTAAGGTATTTCCGTGTTTGTCTAATGCGTTACACGCGTCAGAAACGGCTACCTCTTGGTAAGGACGTAATATCATAATAAACCTATTTGCTAGAATAGTTGGGGGGATTGTGGCGCACGGCCCCCCTGTCCGTGTTCTAGCGGGTGCAGATAGACCCTGCCACTAGATTAACTTTGCGCCCAAGAAGGTACTGCACCAGTTGGTTGCGGACTTGCCGCTTGTGGTGCTGTGTTGGCAACAGGCGCTGAACCCTGCTGTGCCACTCCTTGAGTAAAGAACTCTCTATTATCGGGTGTTAGTGCCGCCATAAGCTGATTGCTATCGGCGTAACCATTAGTACCCTTCTTGATACCAATTTTTGCACAAATCTCCAATGTATTCAAGTCTGCCATACCTGTAATGTTTCGGTTTTGCTGTGCTTGTGGTGTCATGTCAGATGGTAAAATACCTCTAGCACTCTCAACAATACTCTTCAATGTTCGCAAACCGATTTCTTTTGCTAATGGCATACCGCTTTGACCTAGCTTATCGCCATCAACGAATACGCTGTGCCAAAACTTTCTGCGGTCATACTCACCACCAATAATAGTGAACTCAAGGTTCATCCATTTCGCAGATGTACTTGCAGACTTCTTAAACCAAGCACCTTGTCCAAACTCAGGGATTTCCATATCTCCCGGCTGTACTAATACGATTGCTCGAACCACTGCTCCCTTTGGGATTAATGTGAATTCTTGGTTTTGTGGGTTGTCGTCCTGTGGAACGTTATTTAAATTAAGCATTACGCTTCTCCTTCGCTAGTGTTTTGTGTTGTTGGATCGACAAAGATCAAATCTTTATCAGTTTTATGACCACCGCTACTCATTTTTTCCATGAGTTTTCCTAAGTGTGGCTCTTCAATTGTGTCAAGCCTACCAGAGCGATCCTTAGCAGGATAGCCCCATTCATTTAAAGGCTGACATACAAATGCACGATACTGTCCATGATCACCTGTCAAGATAGACATAGTGATAACTTCGTCAACAATTCCGGGCAATTCTCTTCCAGTTTTG